GCGTGGGTCAGCAAAAAACTCTGTTGGGTTTTTAAAGCCGGACAGTTCAGCAATCTTCGCAAGTGTGTTTCGATACTCAAGCGGCGTAACAATCGGGTTATTCATTCCCATGCTACCCATGATCTGCTCTTGCTTGGCCGCAATCTGATACAGCGTTGCAAGTTGCTGGTCTGTTTGGCCAGTGCCCAAGCCAACATTGATCTGCACATCATATTGGTTTTGCCACTCACGCGGATCCATTGGCACAAACTGATTACGCAAGCGCACAATCTGTGGCTTGTTTTGATACTTCGTAACCATCTGCAAGATGCCACGGAACAAGTCACGCACACCTGTCTCAGCAAACACACGGGCAATCATCTCAATCTTGCCTTGCGATGCGGCTTGCATAGCGGCAACAGCAGTAGCTGTGGTTGACTGCAACGCATCTGCATCAAGACCCATTGACTGACGACTCATGCCAGTGCGTTGTTCTTTGATGCGATCCATATATTCAAGCGCGGGGAATACAGCGCCAGATACCTCTGGAACCTGCAAGGGCTGAACCATGCCGGGCGCACGAGTACGCACAATACCGCCTGGGCGGTTGGTCAGCAGGTCGTCAAGATTAACCTGACCTTCAACAGCAACCACGCGAGCATTGTTTGTGTTGTAGATGTTGTCTAGCAACTGACGCATCAGAGTTGACTTAATCAACTGCACGTCCATCACAAGCTCGGCAACAGAGCGCCCAATAGCGCGGTGTGGCATCAAGATAGGAGAAAGAATAGCAAAAGGAACGTGGTCGTATTCTTCGTTCTCTAAGATGTGATAGCTGCTACCGATGCTAACAACGCGACGCAACTCAGCAATACCGTCACCATCATAATCAGCCTTAATATAGCTTTCAGTGACAAGAACGTCGCGCATTGATGGGTCTTTGCTGTCAAACTCAGAGTTTGTTTCAAGATCCTCAAACCTGCTTGTTCTTTCTTCAGTCGTTTCAAGTTCAGTATATCCAGCATATTGCTCAACTTCTTCTTGGTCATATCCCATAGACACCAGATCGCTGACCGTCATCGTCGTGCGATGAGCAACAAAGTCTGCTGTACTTAGAGACTTGGAACGCTTACCAATCAAAAATTCTTCTGGCGGTACATTCTCAATATTGACGCGGCCACTCGTTTTCGTGCGGCGTAGCTTTACGTCATAAATTGTGGGGGCTGGGATAACGCTACCATCAGGTAGCTCCATATCTTCACCAACAATCGTTTCGTCTTGAGAGACAACTTCAACCTCATCATCGGAAAGCAAGATGGTTAGCTCTTGCTCGTTCAGTCCCTCATACTCTTCGACTTCAACGTCGATGACTTCATCCCAGTTGTATTTCACAACGCCAAGTTTGAGGAGCAACGCATCCTTAAACCAGTTGTGCATGATTTGGAAGCCTGGATTGTCTGTGTTGATAATCCAGTTGCAGTAATCGCTGGCTTGTTCAGCAACCAAAACATCTTCAGGGCCTTTAGGAATAAACCGTACATACTCATCTGACTGCGTAAAGATACGCATGAGACTCGGCATAATCTGTTCGATTGTATCAGATACCTCAGTCGCAACAACTTGCGAACGGTCTGACTGCTCATTGCCAAATGGCTCTCCCAAGTAATAGTCCATCGCTTCAATGCGATCTTGACTAAACTCCGTATCGTAGTAGCCTAAAGCCTGTTCAATCTCATTCTGTAGAATGGACTGAAACTCGATGTCACTGATCTTTGCCATTTAATGTTTCCGTAGATTTTTTAGAAGCCTTTTTCACCTGTGTCTTTTTTGCCACAGTTTTAGCAACTTGTATAGGCTCTTGCTCAGGCATGGCTCGGCAACTCTTACAGGCGCCTACATAACCATTCGGATTTGGGTATCCGCATTTGCTACAAATCATTGTCTTACCTTTCTGCGTTTTGGTCGGCCCTTCTTTGGAGCCTCTTTCTTTTCTTCCATCTCCTGAGCCTTAAGAGCTTCTGCTTGCTCCGCAAGCGCCTTTTCTTTAGCTCGGTCGCGTCGATAGATTGTGACATACATCACGCACTCCTTTTAGTCTTACGCTTCCTTTTTTCTTCAACGCCAGTTAGTCGGCCAGAGTTGACCATAGCATAGAACACACCTTCGCCACGCTTTGAGCCGTACTCATCCTTCAACTCACGCATGACCTTTCGGCCCTTGCTTGTTAGTGGCATTACTTCATGCCCTTCATGCAACGACCCATTTTCTTGCAAGCCATTGCGTTCTTGCAAGCTGGGCAGGGTGTAAAGTCTTTTTTCTTAGATGTAGTCTTTTTTCCGTATGCCATAATCTTTCCTTTACCATTTAAATTTGTCGGCCCAATAGGCGGCTGACATTTTGCCTTTTGCAATGTTCTTTGCATGACGCGCCTTAAAACTAGCACGTTTCTTCTTCATGCGGTCAGACTCACCAGCTTTGGGTTTGCCAGCAGTCTTAGCTCCTTGCTCTCCAAAACGAATGAGCTTGATCTTGTCACCTTCTTTTGCCAGAACAGCATGGCTTTTCTTTGGATGATTGGGGGTGCGTTTGGGCTTGTTATAACCAGCAAAGCGTTCACCACGATATATGATTGCCATTAGCGGATCCTCATATTGCTTTTTGGGCCAAGCGTCTTACGCACGTTCAAACCGCGTTTGCGGTTACGGCGTTTTGTGCGCGGAACAGGATCATGGGCAACACTAGCTATCTTCTTAGCCATTAGCAGTCTCCAGAGATACCTTCGGGCGTAACACGGATGCTACGCACAATACTCATAAACTCATCTGCGTCTATCTCTGCCTCCCCCGCACAGTAAGCAGACGCTATCAGACAACTATACATTAAATCTTCCCATGAGGAACCTTCTTTTTCCATCTCTGTCAATCCCTCTAGCAAGATAAAAATATCATCGACATTGCAAAACTCAAGGGCGTTTGTATTTATACTATCCATTTGGCTTTCTCATAGTTCAGATTACTGTTCCACTTGTAGCGACTGCCCGACTTTGCAACGCTGGCATTGCTGGCAAAGGTCAAACAGAAAGCATCAGCCAAGTCTGGGCTGTTCATACCACGTTTACGCATTTCGTCTTTCGACTCAACCTTCAATTTGCCATTACTTGTGAATTTAAAACGCGGCTTACACAGGTCAGAAATCAACTCTTCCTGATCTGGTATCATGCAATCTTTCTCTTCAAACCACTCTTTTGCGCTAAACCATAGTTCATCCCGCAGTCTGGAGTATTTATCTCGCATCGCGGAGCTTTCTGCCACGTTGATGCCCCTTGCAGGTAAATCCAGCTCTTGTAAGCGGTCAACAACGCCAGCACCAATGCCAATGCTGTCAACCAATATCTCTGCTGGGCGGTCAGACCAGCGCGTTGTTTCGTACTCATTTAAGATAATCCCACACAATTCCATCAAATCTTTATTGCGCCATGTCTTCACAGGCTCCGTAACCACATTCCCTTTTCTCTTGCAAAGGGCAGTTCTGTCAGAGCCAAATCGCGCAACGTCTAATCCCCAAACGACAGGCACAGTCTCCGCTGGTGTCTGTTCGCGCTCTGTGGCTGACTGCAAGAGGTACATCGGGATAACAACGTCGTCATCAGCTTCAGGCCATTCACCCAGCACACGCACCCGAAAGATGTTGCTCTCCTCACCATACTTGGCCTTCATATCCTCAATGAAGTTTTTGCCCACCTGAGAGCTATCAGATGAAGCTACCTTCATGGTGTACCATCTATCTTTTACTTTGTTGAAGGCATCATAGAAATAACCAGAGGTTCTAGTCGGGTTACCCGTCATAACCGTCTTGGCACCCTCTGTGGACATCGCACCCTCACCAACCTCAAAGATCAGGTCGTCAACACCAGATGCCTCATCAATCAGAAATAACATATTTGGACTGTGAAATCCTTGCAAGGCTTCTGGATTCTCTCTCCTTGCTGTCCGAGCCACAGCAAAGTTGTCAGCACCGACGACATCAATACGGTCAGACTTGACATCCAAAACAGACTGAAAGCCTTCAGGAAGCCGCCGATACCACTTCTGGACTTCAGCCCAGAGAATATCCGACAACTGACTGGCAGTGTTAGCAGTACAGGCAATCCTTGCAGGGGTACGAGTGGTAAGCCACCAAAGGATCAACCAAGAGAGAAAAGCGGTCTTACCAATACCGTGGCCAGATCTAATCGCAACACGGTCATTATCCCTAACAGCCTCCAATGCCTCTCTTTGCCATTTCTCTGGCTCAACACCAATAATGCCCCTGACAAACGCAACTGGATCCATCGCCAGCTTCGCTATCACTTCGGCTTGTTCTCTTTGATCCATCTCTTTCTCCTTTGAAAGGGAGGGGCAGGTCCAGGGAGATGGAGATAACCCGCCCCTCCAAGGGTGCGCTCAAAGGAGGAGAAAGCGCACACCAATCTAACATCTCCTCTGTTGCATTTTTGCCACACTATGAAAGGACAGGCAAGAGGCTACTGTGAATAGATATTTTTCAAAAAATTGTCTAGGGTACCTACGCCTTCAAATAAACGAAGGGGGGGGTATTGCAAATATGCAATAGCGTTTTGCGTAATAAAGTACTTGCCAGCACTTGACAAACCCTCTTAAACTCCGCTTCAGGAGCTTCCTTCAAGCGACTGATAGGACCAAGTGTGCTCCTGCTCATTCCTGACATAGAAAGAAAGACAAGCAAAGCTGTGCTTTTGTTTTTTCTCTTTTGAGAGAGGGGAGTGTTGGTATATATATACGCATACAGCACCCCCGCGCGATTTCAAAGGGGGGGGGTGTTCACGATTCGTTCTCTTTTTGTTCTATTCTTGTTCTTTTTTCTCTTTTTCTTCCTCAATAACAATAGGATAAGCATTTTCCGAGCGTATAATTTCTGCCGCTTGAGATAATGCGTCGGCAAAGTTGCCAGACACTTGCACGTCAACGTCACGCGGCATGAACCGTGCTATAGTGTTTAACCCTGCTAGCACGTCTTGCTCAAGTGCATCGGCCATTAGAAGTGGAAGAGGCTTGCCCCGCGTCTCAAGATTATTGATTGCAGCGTCAAATGCACGTCTCACAGTATGCACAACCTGCTGGCCATGCCCCTTGCCGAGCCTACCATTATTCCGCTTAACAACTTTGTCACCCATGCCACTGATATCCTTTGCATCTCACACCTACAAATTACGGTAACATGTTACCACATTGCAAGGTAATTTTATTACAAATTCACCATAAAAAAAACAATATCCGTTCCCGCCTTCTTGTTGACCATATACGATAAGCGTATATACTCCGAATTGTAAGTTAAACAAAAAGGGGATTTTTAATTATGAATGAGACACAAAAACAAGCACAAACAAAGTTTATCGAGTTGCTTATCTCTGGCGGATTTGCAAAAGATCACGCCGAAAAAGTTTTTGATTTTTACAAAAAGGAAAGACTAATAAAGTTTGACTACACCAATACACGATACACGGTAAAGCACGGCGCGCTGTTAGATAAGCAAACAATAATCAAAGCTATTGAAATGATTGAGGGCTAGCATAGGGCGGGGCGGTGTTTATTGCACCGCCTAGCCGTGCGCTAGGCACGAAAACAGAAACCAAACAAAGGGGAACCAACATGACTAATTCGATCACACTACATGACATTCGCAAATATGTGAGAGCAATTGCCGACGATATTATGAACAATCGCGAACATTGGAGCGAAGACGACTTGCAAGACATGATCAGCGAGCACGCCGACGGTTCACAATTCGTGATCTATTTCAGCCAAGCGCATGAATTTGTACACGCGCTAGACTATGAGACGCGCAATGATGCCGAAGACAGAGCGCAAGATTATATGTGTGGCACGCGCAAATCATATGATGAAATGGCCAGCATTATCGCCTATTGCGCTCTTGAGTTGCTAATCAGTGACGAATTGACGGCAAGACTAGATCAAGAACAAGCCGCATAAAGCGCGAAACGAAACCAAAAAGGGATTAAGACAATGCAAAAGCAAACGATTATAACTTATTCGTTCGACGAATTACCAATAGAAACGCAACAGGAAATCGCAGAAAGTTGGCGAAATGACGATTGGTTCCCTTGGAGCAACGATTGGAGAGCCAGCCTAGACAGATTTGCAGAATATTTTGGTTTACAGATCAATGATTTTGGAAAATTAGAATTTAAAGACGATAATTATTACAAATTCCATTTTGGAGAAAATAATCTTGCGACGTCTGAAATTAGTGGCATCCGCTTGTACAAAATGCTTTTGAATAGGTATTTTTTCTTTGAAGTTATTGAAAATAAAGATTGCCCGTTTACCGGATATTGCGCAGATGAAAGCCTGTTAAAACCTATCCGCGATTTTATCAAACAGCCTTGCAAACATACAAGTTTTGGCGATCTTGTGGGTGAATGTTTTGATAATTGGCTTAAGCATTGCACGGCCGATATTGAGCATTGGGAAAGTTTCGATTGCATAAAAGAAGAAATCTTGGCCAATGATTATCAATTCACAGCCGACGGCGCTCTTTTCTAACGG